GCTCAAGGATACATTCTTTTGGGTTATCCAAACACAGACTTTGGTGGTGTACTCGATGCTAAGTTACTATCGTTACACCAAACAGAAGATGGTTCAGCCATCGTTGCCAGAGTACAAGAGGGAAATCCTCCAAAGCTTTGGAACATGACAGAAGACACAGATGTTTGGGTAGATGGCGATTATCGTATTGAGCAGATTAACTTCTTACAATACGACCAACTAGATACAAACTCTCAGCGTACAATTCTTTCAGCTGCTACCAGAAAGTATCAGCTATACACTCAAGCAGATCCAGCCGTAGACAACTACTTGGCACAACGAGAGATGCTTGATCGTATGCGGTCACGTGCAAATGATATCTCAGCAAAGCAAAGAACCATTTGGGCAAACGATGTCTCTTATGCAGCTGGCAAACGACCGCCATACTTTGGTACAGATCCTGCCGCAATTAGACGAGGACTAATATGAAAATAACAATTCCTGTTTACTCATTAAGCGGGGGTGTAAGCCGACAGCCAGACTCAAAGCGTACTCCCTTTGAGGCACAGGAGATTGATAACTGCTTCGTCACAGTAGAGAAGTCTATTGAGAAGAGAGCTGGCTTTAAGGTTCTTGATAGCAACACCGAAAACTATGATCTATCATTTCTTCCGTTAACTGTAGACCCAGCATTCGTTTGGTATACTATTAACGATGAAAACAGATATCTCTTAATCATTGACCGTAGTGCATCAGGCGCAACAACAAATATCTTGTATGTTGTTAAGCTTACAAGCGATGGTTGGGTAAACGAAACACCAAACTTTCAGTGGGATTCAGAAGACCCGTCTCTAGAGTGGGATGGATCTACGGCAATTCTAGACGGAGATGTTAGATACCCAATCCATCAACTAGCATTACAAGAAGGTGGATTAGATACACTTCTTGTTAGATACAACACTGTAAAAGCGCGTGGTATTATTTCACGATACTCAAGAGCCTACCTTACACACGAAACTGGAAACGCACAAGAAATCCTAAAGTCATTACAGTTTGGTACTTCAATCTTAATGTTGAATACCAAGGTATATGCTGGCTTTACTTCGGGGACCAACGGAAAGACAGTAAACCTCAATGGTCAAGAAACAACCGAAGATGATCTAGTTGGTCGAGCTGTTACGTACTATACGTCAGCTCGAATCCGAAAGACAACCAACGGTCGTTTGTATCCAGAAGGTACAACCCTAAACGATGGTGAGGCATGGGATACTGGCTTCATTGCTAAGCAGATTCCAGTTGAAGATTATATCTATGGGGATTTTGATAAGCCTTGGTTGGGTCAATCAATGGCTAACTTCTCTGAGATTCGCTTTCCACCAGATAAGAATGACTGGAAGGCTATCAACAAGAACTTAGATACAACGCCTGTCGATGACAAAGCAAAGACCATGTTGGATCTTTTATACGATCCAGATGCTCCTCTAGGTTCTCTACAAGAAGGCGATGGAAAGGTCTACTTTACCGCAGCTCCATACCTTTCGGTTGATGCTGGATATTACCGTATCGTTTCTTTTCCAGAAACAGAAGCATATGATGGTTCTGTTATTGGTCCGGGAAAGCCATACACGCAACGTGTACGAACCCCCGATCACTGCAGCGTACTTGATAAAGCAAGAATGCCTCAGCGGATTACGTTCAACAACGGTAAGTTCACGATGGCACCTATTGACTGGGCTGCTAGAACTATTGGTGACCGGGAAACAAATCCCGGACCCTCGCCATTCCTCACATCAACGAGACAAGCAAGACACATTCAACTAACAGCTCTTGCTAACTTTAGAGATAGATTGTTTATTGCCGCTGGTGATATTATCTTCTCATCTCAACTTGGTGTATTAGAAGACCTATGGATTAAAGACCCATCAAACGTTACCACGGCTGACCCAATTGATATTCGCGCAGCGAGTAACTCATACGCTGAAGTTACAGCGATGATTCCATTCAATGCCTATCTATTTATCAATACAAAGTCAAATGTTCAGTTCGAACTAAAGGGCGATAGTAATCTAATCTCTCCACTCACAGCAGAAATCTCTGCGACAACATTCTATTCTACAGCTGAACTTGTTGATCCAATTAGCCTTGGCAGTAACATCTACTTCTGGGATAGCCAGAGATTGTACATTTACTTGAATCAAGATAGTAGAGAATTCAATACCGCCTTTGATTTATCACAGGGTATTCGAGGCTACTTGCCGTCTACCTTTAAGTCAATCGCTGTAGCCACAGCTAATAACCAACTCATTGCTGTAGACGGTGCAAACACACACCACCTTTACTTCTATGGCTCACGTTTCATGGGTGATGAGATTCGTCAATCAGCATTCTGGCGATATACGCTATCGGATGTTGAAGACATTCAAAGTATCAATACTTATAAAACAATTCTGTATGCTATTACCAAGAGACAGACAACTAATGCAACTGCTTGGTATTTGCTTGCACATGATTTAGAAGACCACGAAAACCCAAGACTAGATAACTTCTCAGACATTGTTCTAACAGAAAGCAATTGCACAAGTGTTGGTATGACATCGACACTTATCGTTCCTTACGTCTTAGACACCACACAAGATGTCTATGTTGTATTGGAAGAAGATTGGGAAGGTCTAGCCGGATCGGTCTTCAAGGCAGCTGCTAGCTCCGTTGTTGGGTTTAATACCGAACTTACTATTGCTGGTATCTCTTTACCAGACCATGTAGGAAAGACAGTATTTGTTGGTTCTGGTTTTAGAATGAATGTTGAGTTGTCCAAGCAATACTACAGACAGAATGATGGAAACATTATTGAGGGTGTTGCAAACCTTAAGACCTTACACATCAGGCACAACGACACGGGTACATATCGTGTCGAAGTAACCAGACGTGGAAGACCAACACCCCTTATCAGTGAATTCTCTGCAACCAATACCGAAACCACAGAATACAGAGAAGGTAACGGAACGTTTGTTGCTAAGGTATTTGGGTTTTCTGATGAGACAACGGTTCGTTTAATCTCTGATGGTGTTACTCCATGTAACATAACCCAACTAGAGTTTAGAGGAACCTTTAATAAGAAATCAAAATCATTGAGATAATCTATGCCTACAAATCAGACTTCAGTAACAACAACAGTACAAACAACGTATGTGTTACCGATCTCCTTCTCAGCCTTAACGATGGCAGATGGAATTGGAATGCAAGAACAGTTGTTAGTATTTAGACCAAACATTGACTCTATCTATGGGTCATCCCTAACCATTGAGGACTATCGCGGTCTTGGTCAAATCGCTTCCTCTTGGCTTACAATCAACACCACAACAAGACAGATTACGGGAATCTCTATTCCACCGTCAGCAACCTATACCCTCAGTACTGGTGCTACGGTGGCATATCCAGCTCTTGTTGCGGCAGAGCCTCTTATTGTTTTACGCTCTGTGGTTTCATCAGAGCCTTATGTTGATTGGGTAACTGGATCAAGAATCACAGCTGACCAGCTTAATCTTAATACGTCACAGCTATTGGCTGTATCGCAAGAACTTAAGAATTCCTTAAGTGATAAGATTGGTCGTGATGATTTTGATGCTATCGTTAACCCTCTCACAGAAGACTTGAATTGCAATACTAAGAAATTAACAAACCTTGCAACACCAACTTCAGCATCGGATGCGGCAACTAAGGCATACGTCGATGACGCTATTAACACAGCCGTCACAAGCAAGCTTGGTCAAGCCAACGGTATTGCAACCCTTGATTCAAGCAACTTGCTAACCACATCACAGCGTCCTTCCTCAACGTCCGTACTACCCGGATCATTCTTCTCTAAGGCCACCGCACCAGTTAGAACAACAGGTGGCGATGGTCTATACAAGCATGGTTCAATCTGGTTCAATACATCAACTGGTCGGTTGTTTGTATACATTCCAGATGATCGGTATACTGGATTATTAGACACACATAACGGAGACATTGGCTATTGGGTCGATGTTTCCTCACCCGCATTGTGAGGCATTCTTGGCTATTAACTTTCCAAACGCTCCAGCAGATGGAGCCACATACACTGAGGGTACTGTTCAATGGCAGTACTCCAGTTCTAATAATGCTTGGACAATGATCACCACGGGAACCGTTGGCATTGACAACGGGGTGAATCACGATCAAGAAGTTGTCTTCTTAGACCGTAACGTCACAAATCAAAACATTCCTACAGCTGGTGTTGGTCTTACCTATAATCCAACAACCAGAAAGCTTGGAATCAAGGCTAACGCATTTCAAGCAACCAACCTATTCGAACTCACGAATAGCTCAGACGTAGTTCTTTCTGCGTTCAATGCTAGGGGTATTCTCAACAAGGCTGGTCAGATTTATTACCAAGGTACTTCGCCAACGGTTGATGCTGCTGATACAGGTCAACTTTGGTATAACACGGCGTCTGGTACACTTAATATTTGGACTGGTTCCGTATGGTCATCTGCTGGCGGTGGTGTAGACATTGCCTCTAATCAGGTTATCACTGGTGCCAAGTCATTCTCAACTAACGTTACCTTGGGCAGCAGCGCATCTTTAGTTGGTGAATCATCGTTGGTGTTTAAGCCAACGAACACCACAGCATTAACGCTTACAACCACAGCAGCAACCTTTGCTGTACCTGTAAACTTCTCAGCTGTTGGAGCAGACGTTAAGAACGCCGTTGTAACTAAGGCAGATAACATGACGGTTGATGGGGTTAAGACCTTTAGCGGAACAATCAATGCCGCTGCTGGTATTCTTATGAACTCAGGTTCTGGAACAAGCAGAATCTTTGCATCAGCTGCCACATCAAGTGGTGCAATAACAAATAATCTAGTTCTTCAACCAAGCCAAAGTTCAACTGGCCGATACATTCAGCTCAATTCTAACTCAGATACTCTTGCATCGCAAGGTATTACAATTAGACCTAAGAATGAAAATAATCAAGGCGACTTAAACGTAATTGGTAATACAAAGATTACTGGTAATCTAGAAATTACTGGATCGTTTACCGTACCAACTACTGTTGCAACTATTGGTGCGACATCTATTGGCTCCTTTAAATCACAGAGTGAGAGTGGCACAGGCGATGGCAATATTAATACCGTTCCAGTAGACATTGGACCACTCAGCTTTAGTCACACCCTTGATACCTCGACCTGGCTTCCTACGACAACCGTATCAAATAACTCATCTGCTCCTGTATCCTTTTATTACAAGCGAGAGCAAATAAAGAATACTGGTATTTCAACCTACGGTATTCATAAGTTTAAGGTCTTTGGTAATAAGTCAGTAGTTATTCCAATTACAAATTTAAGTGGAATGACCGCAGACCCAACGGCTTACGAACTAACTACAGTTGTCACACACAGCATAGCTGTTCAGCTAGCTGGTCAAACAGACGCACCCGTTATTACGAGTTTTACAATATGTCCGGGTTAACAGTCGAGCAGTTATTAGCCGTCATTACGGCAGTTGTTATTCCTATTTCGGTTTCGACCTATTGGATCGCAAACCGTCTATCATCTCTAGAGACTGCACTTAAAATGCAAAAAGAAGTGACAGACCTAGAGCAAAGACAAGTTCTCTACCGTGTTGATAAACTAGAAAAACACGTCCATGAAATTAGAAACGTCTTACAAGCACTCACTTTTAAGTTAATGAGGGGAGATACATTGGATGACGATTTTAAGACTCCTACTGGTTTGTAGCTTTCTTTTTGGTTGTTCTTCGGTAAAGAAGATCCAAGAGGGTTCGAATACTATTAACACAGCATCAACGACAACAACCAAGGCTTTGGAAGAAATTAAAGAAGCTGCTATTGTTGCCGATCATAGTTTAGAGGTTATCTATGAGAACGTCAAAGAAATCCCAGCGGCAGAAGAAATCAAACAACACGTCGCAATCGCCTCAGAAGCCCAACAAACGATCATCGAAAGATCCGATCAAGGGCTTTTGGAACAGGCCACGATCTCTTCGACAGTTAAAGAAATCATCGAGGCAACCTCGTCGGTGAAAGATGCAGAACCGTGGTGGGCTGTACTATTGCAGTACGCCTCAGTTGCGGTTATTAGCTTGGCTGTTGTAATTATCTTATGGCAGACAGGCGTTGGTTTAGTTATTCGACGGCTTATTGGATTTATTCCCACAGCCAAGAAGGAAGAAGCAAAGATACTAGATGAGGCTTTGTCCTCAGAGTCCGAAACAACTATCCGCGAAGCTGTCGCAATGCTTAGGGCTAAAGACCCAGAGCTAAACGAAGCTTTTAAACGGAGAAAGAAACGTGCCAAACTATAAACGTACTGGAATTAAACCACCAGATCTTGATTTGCGTGGTAGAATTTCACGTATTTATACCAACAGCAACGGAGATCTGGTATTTGAATTTGCTACAGGAAACATAACTGTAGTTCAAGGCGGTGGTACCTCACCCGTCTCTTCTATTCTGGACGGTGGCAACGCATTAGCCGTCAACACAAATGATATTGATGGCGGCAACGCTCTTGCAAATAACGTAAATGATTATGATGGCGGCAACACAGACGCTAATGTCATCTTCCCACCATAAGGATAATACATGAATGACTTAATTCGAATACGACGTGATACATATACAAACTGGCAATCAGCAAATCCAGTTCTTCCGTTAGGTGAAATTACATACGATAGAACCAACGCTGAAATTCGCGTTGGTGATGGTACGTCTAATTGGCTTGATCTTCCAACGATTGGCTCAGCAAGCCTTGCTGATGGAGACAAAGGAGATATTGTTGTCTCCGCTGGTGGAACTACTTGGTCATTATCTTCAGCGGTTGCTGCAGATATCGCGGCAAAGTTAGAAGCATCAGATCTCAACCTCGGTACCTCGACCACCCCAGCCACTACGCCGCTTCAAATTAGACGTGGTGCCACACTTAGCTGGACAGGCGTTATCCTAGCAGCTGGTGAAATTGGGTTTGACTCATTACTAAACGAAATTCGTATTGGTGATGGTATTACCGACTGGGACAACTTAGATCCGGTTGGTCTTAATAAGTTACAGAATCTTTCACTTGAACAGATTGGGGACGTTGAGGTTACAAATCTTAATCCCGGTGACTTCTTATCCCACGATGGAACAAATTGGGTTAATACTCCAATTACCTTCCCAGCGGTTGACCTTGACGATCTAACTTCGGTTACTCTTACATCCCCAACTCTAGGTCAAATCCTACAGTTTAACGGATCAGTTTGGGTAAACGCTGCAGCACCAACTTCTGGTGGCTCTGGCGTAACTCTTGGTGTCAAGAACAACATCACTGTTGTTGGAGAAAACGATTGGCAAATCACAGCCAACAGTATTGAAACAGCAATGATTAAGAATGCCAACGTCACGGCTGCAAAGCTTGGCGGTACTGGTATTACAGTCGCTGGTAAAGAGCTTTTAAATATCGCGGTTGCAGCTAACGATCAAATTCTAGTCTATAATGAAGGTGAAGTTCGTTGGGACCCAACCGATCTTAATACCGCCGTTGGTGGCCCAGCCTTAAACGCTGTTGCTCAAATTACCAACGTTCCAAACGGAGTTCTTGGTATCTCCAACGAAGCTGTTGTTGATCCAAGTTTCCTTGGTTATGGTCACTTAACGACAGAACGTCAGGTACTTAGTAATACTTCTTGGATTCCAGAAGATCTCTATAAGAATCCAAACACAGAGACCGTAGCATATACGGATGGAAAGACCGCTGGTAACTGGACAACACTAACGACAACTGGTGCAGTTCAATTTAACTCACCCGGTCAAACAGCTATTATTTCCGCTAAAGCCACAACAGTTAATTCAACCGGACAACTTAAGCTTTTAGAAACAAGGAAGTTACTTGATACTTCAATCAAATTAACTTCTAGAGTTCGTGTACGCGGTACTGCTGTAAGCCCAAATACTAATTATGTTGTTGGTTTTTATACAACCACCGGAAACACAAAGAGATTTGCTGCTGTTGGTATTAGACCAGGTCAAACAACATGGCATGTTATAGAAAAACCAGTAAGCTCAGAACCAGAATCCGTCTACGATAGTGGAATCAGCGCGCTAGAGTGGGTTAACATTGACATTAGTGTTAAAAACGGCTTGATTACGTGTCTAGTAAACGAAACCGTGGTTGCAATCTTAACAGCAGCTAACTTTGGAACTACACAATATAATATTGGTTGTTCTGTGTTTTGCGAAGCTTCAACAACACCACAGCCAGAACTTGAAGTTGATTACTTGCGTTGTTACATTGAAGAACAGCCAACAATATCTACGAGATTACTTGAGCAGTCAAATGCTACTACTGGTGAAGTTTTAAATTGGAACGGTACTAGTTGGGAACCTACAGATGTATCTCAAACTGTTATTCCAGCTACTCTTGATGCCGTTTTTGAAACAAAAGATATTGCTAATGGCTTGCTTGGTATTTCAAATAATAGCCTTGTTGATCCAACCTTCTTAGGAAAATCCTATTTAACAAATACCCAACAAGTATTAACGAATACTGGGTGGATACCATCGTCGCTATACACTAACACTAATACACAAACAGTGGCTTATAGCGACGGAACGGATGTTGGTAGTTGGTCTATACCTACCCTCACTAGCGGTAGTGTGACTTTTAATCCAACTGGAATAATTGCGGCATACGCGGCAACGGCGGATTCAACGGCCAGCGTAAAACTACCAACAATACAACGGATTACAGATACTGCGACAGATTTTACAGCAAGAGTTCGTGTTCGTGGTGCCTCAATCACACCAAACACAAGTTATGTAATCGGTTTCTTTAGTTTAACACCTAGCACTAAGCTATATGCTGCGGTAGTTGCCAAAGATGTATCAACATGGAAAGTTATCTCTAAACCCAGCGCAACAGCAACAGAAACAAACACGACAGTTTCCGTACTAGGCTGGACCGATATTAGAATCACGACCAATAACAATCAAATTAAATTTTATATTAACGGCACACTAATAACCACCGTTAATGCGTCTGATTTTATTGGTGTTAGCTTAAATCTTGGTTGCGCTGTTTATTGCGAATCAGCAGTATCTCCACAACCAGAGCTTGAATTTTCTAGTTTACAAACCAATGTTATGGTTTTGCCTAATATTTCTCCACGAATTATTGAGCAAGACGGGGCAACCTCTGGTCAAGTCCTTTCCTGGAACGGAACAAAGTGGACCCCAGAAACTGTAACAACAGGTCCAGGTGGAGCCACAACTTTAAGTGATCTTACAGATGTTACCATAACCACCCCAACACAGGGTCACTTCTTGTGGTACGATGCTGGCGAGTGGAAGAATAATTTTCTAACTCTAGATAAGGCATTCGATGTTGATGCGTTTACTGGGTTGGCAAATGAACAAGTTCTTGCCTATGATGCAAATACTAGTTTGTGGCAAAACAAAAACAAGATAACGCTAGATAGACTTTCCTTTAATTTCACACCTTCACCGTTTTCTGTTGTTGAGGGGCAAATCTTCTATGGGCAAACAGAACAAGCCATAGTAACTACCCTCAATGGAAACGTTAAGGCTAAGATTGGCTTAGATCAATACGTAAAGGTTTGGAATAATACCGGAGACGATATTCTATCTGGTCGCGTTGTTCGTGTTACTGGCGGACACGCATCAACAACGTTAACAGTAGCCTTAGCAGACGCAACGTCTGAAGCTAACGCTGCAGCTACAGTTGGTGTTGCTGCAGAGCTTATTGGAGATAACGGATCTGGGTATGTAATTACTAGCGGATTACTTCGTGGTATTAATACAAACTTACTCGTAAATGGAACAGATCCGCAAGAAGGTAATGCTATCTGGCTTGATACCACAACAGGTGAGATGACAGTTGACAGACCAACCGCACCAAACCACGGTGTCTTTATGGGTTGGCTTATTAAGAAAGCGTCTGGAACGTCTGGTGAAATCTATGTTAAGGTTATCAACGGACATGAACTAGATGAAATTCACGACGTTAGTATTACAACACCAACCAATGGACAGGTACTAAAATATAATGGTACGCTTTGGGTAAACTCTGATTTACCAACACACACTCACGCAGCTGGTGACATTACTTCTGGAACCATAGCTACAGCGAGACTGGGGAGCGGTACCGCTGATAATACAACTTTCTTAAGAGGTGATAATACTTGGCAAACCGTATCGGGTGGTACTACAAATCTAGATGGCCTTACAGACGTTGTTATAACTTCTCCCATAAGTGGTGATATATTAAGATATAATGGAACTGTTTGGGCAAACGCAACTAATACTGTAGCTAACATTAGTGAATTCCAATCTCCGGTTAATGGTACAGTATTAGCAGTTAGTGGTGGTTCGTGGACTGCAACAACCCTAGAGTCTGTGTGTACGATTACACCGCTTACCATAAACAGTCTCGCGCGATCAACAAACGCTGGTCGGTTTCTTTTAACAAGTCTATTAACCTCTGCTGGCGATGCGACATCAGAAGTTGTTTATGGTAACTTTATTGATACAGCAACTATTGATGCCACCTTTGAAGATCGTTCGGTCGGTTCTCCTGCAGCGGTAGCTAAATGGAAATTCGATGTAAAGGATTCATCCATTACAACAACAAAGCTTGGTGGAGATATTACACCAGCTGGTAAGGCATTATTAGATGATACTGACGCAGCAGCGCAAAGAGCCACCCTTGAATTGGGAACAGCAGCAACAGCTAATACAAGTGCTTTTGCCGCTGCCTCGCACACTCACGCCATTGCAGACGTTACGGGTTTACAGACAGCTTTAGACGGTAAGGCTTCTACAACCCACACTCACGCAGCTGGTGACATTACTTCGGGAACAATAGCTACAGCTAGACTTGGTAGCGGTACAGCCGATAACACAACCTTCCTACGTGGAGACAACACTTGGCAAACGGTATCTGGAGGGGCAACAAATCTAGACGGTCTTACAGACGTTACCATAACGTCAGCTGCTTCAAATAATCTATTAAGTTACAACGGATCTGCTTGGATTAATAGAGCGGTAGCGGATGCGCTACCGGATGGATCGGTTGGTGTTGGAAAACTTTCACAAGGCTTAGCAACCAGCGGTCAAGTATTGGCTTGGAATAACATAGCCGGAAGCTGGGCTCCAGCTGATCCTAGCGGTGGCAGCACAACCCCACAAGGTAGTGATGGCTCTATTCAATACAATAGCGCAGGAGGATTTGAAGGTGCAACATATGCCTCTATTTCCCCAGCTGGAAATATTCAACTCGCTAATTCCACAGAATCAAACGGCGTAGCTAGCACGGCTATTCTAACCTCGCAAGATTTAGCTGGTAGACCAATGCTTTCCATGATTAGTGGAAACAATTGTCCTATTATAAATCTGCAAACATGTATTGCAAGAAACCGTATTGGCTGGATTATAGCTAACGGTAATACTGGTTATCATTCAATGGGACTTGCTTCTTCGGTCGTTGGAACGGGTGCGGCAGGAACAATCGCTGATAGTAGCAATTTAGCAAGAGTTGTAAGAGTTGTACAGCCATCAGCAGCTGCAATATACTCATTTGGTAATTTTAGAATAACAACACTTGCAGCTATGCGAGGAACTGTTGCCGAATCTGGTGGTGGTCACATCATTTATAAATTCGGTAGATCGGATGCCCTTAGTAGCTGTTCGGAATATCACGGACTTACAACAACGACAGCAGCACCAGCAGCAGCACAAGTCGATCCGTCCGCAGCAAGTTCATTTTCACACAAATTTGGTATAGGTTTACGAACTACTGATACAAACTATCAGTTAATGCACTGCACAAACACTGCTGCAGCTACTGTTGTTGATACAGGAATAGCTGCAGTTCAAAACGTTGCATATACGCTGGAGTTATTCTGGCCTCCAAACCCATCCACAACAATGTATTGGAAACTTACGAGAGATGATACCGGAGCATCGGCTACTGGTAGCGCAACATCTAACTTACCGTCAGCCGGTACCGCGCTTGGTTTTTCAAGCTCAAGGTGTACTGCAGCAAATACAACAGCAGTATCACTTAATGTTATTTCTTACTATCACGAAAGAATAGGAAACAAATAAAATGATTTTAGCTTCATTCGAATCGTTACTTGGCAGCATCTGGTTTGCTGGTCTTGCTTTAGTTGTCGGCTACATTGCCGCACACATTGTTCCAATCTCAAGTCTTACAGACCTCTTTAAGAAAGGTAAGTAATATGCCAAAGGTAGGAAAGAAAGAATTCCCATATACTGCTAAGGGTATGGCAATGGCTAAGGCCGCTGCTAAGAAGAAGCCTATGAAAAAGGCACCAAAGAAGAAGTAATGAAGAAAACCCACTCAATGAAGTCCGAATTTAAGAAGCATGGAAAGAAGCACGAAAAGGCAGAATCCAAGGCTTTTGAAAAGAAGGAAAAGAAGGTTTACAAGAAGAAGAAGTAATGCCAAAGAAACCATCAGTCTCCATGACCAAGAAGGATAAGAATCCAAAGGGCGGTCTTACCCAAGCTGGTCGAAACAAATATAACAGAGCAACTGGATCAAACCTGAAGGCACCTGTTGGCCGTTCGCCAAAAACACCAGAGGAAATGCGTAGACAGGGTTCATTCTTAGTTAGAATGGGTTCTGCAGCTGGACCACTAAAGGATGAGAAGGGACGTAAGACCCGACTCAAGCTAAGCCTAGAGGCATGGAATCACTATGGTGATAAAGCTTCTGCGGTTTCAAAGGGTCGCCGCCTTCTTGAGCGATACCAGAACAAAAAGAAAAAGAAGTGACACATGGACAAGGGAATCAACACACTAAAGGATCTTCTCATTGATTGTCTGATTGAAGATCTTAGCGATCCCGATAAGCGATCACCTGGACTATATCAAGTAGTCGCACGGGTAGTTGCAGATAATAAATCAGACACAATTCCAGCCGTCAGGGCTGAAACCTTAGAGGGACTATCTCCCTTTAAGCTCAAGAAACAAGCCTAGTCCGCATAGACAGCGCAAGCTGGGACTAGTCTATATTGGCCGCACCCGCTATGATAGGCTGGTGTATTATGGCCGCTCTACCGGGCAATCAATTGCGCCGGGAATTTCGCTACGGGAGGGTAGATCGGTAGGTCTACCCTCCTATTTGAAAGGAGGTACTCATGCAAGTACCAGATGAAGTCTTAGAAGACTTTCGAAATCATTGCTTCTTTTGTATGAAGTACCTAGGACTTGGTGAGCCAAGCCCACTTCAGTATGCAATCGCTGAGTGTGTACAGAATGGTCCCAAGGATATGCAGCTCCAAGCTGGTCGTGGTGCTGGCAAGTCAACCATCGTTGCTATGTATGCTTCGTGGTTATTGTTAAATAACCCAAACACAACAATCATGGTCTTGTCTGCAACTCAAGACAAGGCCATCAAGTTTATTTCTCAGGTTCGTCAGATCCTGAGTTTAGTCCCCTATATGCAACACCTACTTCCAAAGGAACATGATAAAGACTCAGCCTTTGGTTTTAATGTTGGTATTCGGGATAAGGTTGGTCAGGACTTGTCTTGTTATGCCAAGGGTATCACAGGACAAATTACAGGTAGCCACGCAGATTATGTGTTGGCTGACGATATTGAGATTGAGAAGAACTCCGACAGTCCTCAAGCTCGACAGAAGTTGTTAGACAAGTTAACAGAATTGGAACAGATTAGAAACCCAGTTCCATACGGTAGGATTGTATTCTTGGGTACATATCAAAGTACGGATTCAATCTATCTACGTCTACCCTATGAGATTGTAAAGTTTCCTGCTGTCATCCCAGATCCAGAAATTGAGTCTCAGTGGTTACACTGTCACGAATACATCTCTGATCTTGAGGGACAACCCGGAGATACAGTAGATCCAATGCGCTTTCCTCAGCACATTCTAGAGGAGCGTCTAGCTAAGATTGGACCACGGCAGTTTGCTTTGCACTACTTGCTTGACCCATCCCTTAGCGATGCCAGCAAGCATCCTCTAAAGCTTGAGGATCTTGTTGTCATGGATGTATCTCCAGAGGTGTTCCCAGAGAAGGTCGTGTGGGCAAGAAACAAGCCACTAGATATTCCTAGCTATGGCTTGAATGGAGATCTCTTGTATGGCCCCATGTGGGCATCTGCTACGATGACCAAGTATGTTGATACCAGATTGTGTATCGACCCCTCTGGTCGTGGCGCAGACGAAACAGCTTACTGTGTGGCATCCTTCGTGAATGGATACATTGTCATCCACGAACTGGATGGTCTACCCGGTGGCTATGATGATATTACTTTGGGTCGAATTGCAAAGATTGCAAATCAATATCAAGTATCAACCATCATGGTCGAAGCAAACTACGGAGACGGTATGTTTACGTCATTGCTTAGACCTATTGTATATGGAATCTGTGGTCGTGTTGCGATTGAAGAGTTCAAGGTATCGGGAGCCAAAGAGAAAAGAATCCTAGATACACTAGAGCCTGTAATGTCTCAACACCGATTGATCTTTGATACCGAAGCTATTCGATCAAAGGAAACACAAATCCAAATCTCAAGAATGCAAAATAAGCGGGGAGCGTTAAAGCACGATGACCGTGTTGACGTTCTCGCCAGTATTGTAAAACTCTGGGTAGATAATCTGGTAATCACACCGGATGAGATTATCCAAAGAAACGTAGACAGAGAACACCGTGATACCGTCAAGGAATGGCTCAGCAATAAGCGTATTGTTGGTCTACTTGGTGAGAAGTATCGGGGTATCGTTGAAGCACAAGAGCGTGTCAATAAACGACATGGCTCTATAATTGATAATTTCTACAGGAGATAATATGCCTCCATTTACGGCAGCAATCGTCGGTGGTCTAGCCGCTGGATCTGGAATCTTAAGCGGAATGAGCGGAGCTTCTCAAGCAAACGCTCAGGCTATGGCCCAGCAGATGCAACAAGACCAACAGAACTTTCAGAATCGTTGGGCTAATGAATCACAAAACAGAAACATTCTCAGACAATGGCAAGCTCAGTACCACACGAATAGAGCATTAGAACGCTCGTCATTACAACAAGCTGTGGCAGCTCAGTACTATGGAACCAAATCATATCAGAATGCCACGTCAGAGCTTAGCAAGCAAACCCGTCAGGTTACAGATCAGGCATTAGCTTCTGCATCCTCTAGTGGTATTTCGTTAAACTCTGCTTCTGTTCGGGCAACCCTCAGACAAGCGGCAACGGAAGCTCAGAAGATGTCCAAGAATATGCGAGTTAATTATATGAACACAATGCAAGATATTTCTACACAACGAGAGAACATCTTGGGCCAAAGAAACCTAGCTGCTCCAGAGCAGATGGCTTTCTTAAACACTACGGGCGGTATTGTTAATTCGTCCTCAAACATTATGGCAACTGGCTTGGCTACTGGACTTATGTCTGGTCTATCTGCTGGTATTGGTGCATACAGGGCGGGATCATAATGCTTAATCAAAACAAACTACAGAAGCTTTTTGAAATCGCTACTGGTCAACAACCAGAAACGCAACGTCTTACAGCTGCAAAGAAGAAGACCAATACACTAGATCGTGTAAAGAAGCGTAAGGATATCTTTAAGTCTATCTATACCGATCCGTTTGATGCCTTCGAAAAGTGGTACCAAGACTCTCTTAAAGATGTATCTTCAGATAACGCAGATGAGTTTTGGTCTGAAGCTGAGCAGGAGTTTCCCGGCAGTCCCGATCAAGCTAAGGATTGGTTACGGTCTCAAGTTAAGAAGCCAACCGATCCAGCTGCACGGGAATCGTCTTTGCGAAACACAATGACCAAGGCACCGTCGTGGTTAAACCAAGAGCTATCTCCAGAGTTAGCAAACACAGAACAAGAAGTAACGTCACAAAATCTCAGCAAGTCACAGCTTGCATATCGCAAGGTTCTTGAAAATAAGCTTCAAGCTTTTAAGTTTGATCAATTAGATCCAGACGTGCCAGCTGAGATTCACGTAGATGACATGATTAAGTTAGAGCTTATGGGCCTACTTGATGGTGCATCAATCATTGAGGGACGCTTTGCAACAACAAATAGAGATGGCTCTATTCAACCAGCATTTGCTTTAAGCAATTCTACTGAAGCTAATGGTGTTGGTCTTGGTCCAGAAACAGAAATCATTACAAAGATGGCTAAGCCATTATTTGAAAAAGCTGTGATTGAAGGTTTGGATACTGGAATTGCAACACAGGAAATGAACAACAGAGCGGTAACGGGTGCTGGCCTACAGATGCTACCAAACATGGATGTATCTGAGTGGTCAACAATCTTAGGCGCAATGCCAAAGCAAGATATTCCAGCTGCTGTTCAACAGGGCTTTAACAGACGGGCTGAGATAGATCCCTTTGCCTCTGGTGAAGAGATGCTAGCTGATTCCCTATCTATAGAGGACTTACTTAGATGATTGAAATGCAAGGACCGGGGGTATTTCTAAATCCCCCTAATCAACCAATATATCAAGAAACACAAGTTAAGCTTCCAGAGAATGTCGTTGGCGTTGGTCAAGGAATTGACTGGGGTGCCATTGGACAATCAGTTGCTCAGTTTGGAACAGAACTCGTATCTTACGATATTGAAGATAAGAGAAATAAAAAGAAGAAGCTACTAGAGGATCTTGAGACAAGAACAAAGATGGGCATTGATCACGCATCAGCCGTTAATGATTTTGACTCAGTAGATGCTCAAATCTCAGAATACAAAAAAAGTGTTAAAGATATTGTTGGATACGATATTGATTCTGACGGTGAAGGTCAAACTAGTTCCTATCTACTGGAACAAGCTAGACAAACATCATATGGGTTTGAACTGTACGGTCAAAAGGCCAGACGAGAAACCGCAGACGATGTAATGTTGTCTGCATTTAACGATGACAGCTTACAATTTAGAGAGCAATTACTAAAATCCGACAATCAATCTTTGGATATTGAAGGAAGACTTGCTCAGCTTGGTCAAATGGAACAAGATGTTCAGGCTAAGGAACAGAAGACAATGGGCGATAGAGCCTTTGGTGCTGCTGTTCGTAAAGAAAAAATTGAACTTCTTGAGATTCAAGCGAAGATGCGTGATGCAAATGCTAAAAATATTCAGGATGTAAAAGACGCAACTCAAAAGAAACGACAAGATCGGATTATCAATCTTAATAAAAGTCTAGGTAAGCAGTGGGAACAACTATCTGCTTTAACTAAACAGGCCGACAGTTTAGCGTCTAAGGCTGATAAGACCGAAGCTGAATTACAAGAACATAGATCTGTTCAAACTAAATTAAATGCACTTGCCTTTAACATTTCCAAATCAGAAGCTATTCTTGAACAAGAGCAGAACGATTTTGCAATGGAATATTTTGGTGTCAAGTGGGATGAGAATTTTGCGGCAAATAATCTAGGAGCTGATCAATACAATACAGTTTTAAATGTTGGGGATAATCGTAAGGTTGCACTAGATTCTATTTCACTTGCTCCATTTAAGAGACAGGCAGAGGCTCAACGGTCTCAAGTTAAAACCGTAAACGATCAGGTAGATTCTATAATCTCTGCCGCTACAGCTGAAATTGCAGCGTATGATTCTGCAATTAAAGTAGCAAGCGATGCGGAAAGAGCTGGTTTACTTTCCCGTAGAAACTTGGCTATCACCCGTATTGAACAAGACTTAATCAAGGTGGTTGAAGCTGGAGTTCCAACCTTTGCTAGAGATCTAACACAAACAGTTAGTGGTCTTAAATTCTTTGGCGAATCTCTTCCATATCAGTATTCCACCAGCGAATTAAGCGTGGCTGCTGCAAATGCGGTTGAGGCGGAAAAGGCACCATATGAAACTATCTATAAAACGTTTAGACCAACTGTTGATAAGTTTAATAACTTTCTCAGCACACGCCTAGATATACCAAACTCAACTGGCGGTGGTGGCTCAGGGGATTCCGACGCACGTCTTAAAAGACGTCTTGAAAACCTAACGATTATAGATGACCTTCAAAAACATAAAGAGACCACTGCATCACCAGATCGCATTAATGAAGCAATGATCGAAAGGGTTCAGCTTGGTGGGGTTAATCCATATAAAGAGAATGGTGTTTTAAAATCATGGAGTGAACTAGCTCCAGAACTTAAGAAAGCAAACATTGTTCTTCCCGCTAATGGTTTTATACACACGGAGTTCTTCTCCAGCTTTCTAGATGATCTACTCAGAAACAATACCCCTCTTGAAGAATGGGATGCTAGAATAGCTGATGCTTTTTCATCCCCCGAAAATGAGTTCTATTCTGGTGTGTTTTCAGGAACAAACAGAGCAGCCATTAATGCTGCCAAGGCGGATCTAATTGTTGGTGGTCTTCAAAATGAAGTAACTAGAACCGCAGCAATGGCTGCATTCATGCTATTCACCCCACCAGATAGAGTACAAGAAAACATTAACATGCTCAGGGCTTCTGGTAAAGCAGAAGCAATTGGTATGGCTACTGTTATTAATGAACTAGAAGCGCATGCTACAGGACACCAAGGAAACGGAAGTCCTATAAAGTATATTCAACAACGTAGAGGAGAAATGCCTTCTGGTAAGTTGATTGAAGCCCAGCGACTCAAGAAGTTAATTAGACACAAGGACACCCAAAACCAACTTTTTGGTACCTACACAGCTGGAAACCGGGATACTGTTTCCGAAGAAGTGCAAGATAAAGTCTTACTTAATTCTATAATGGCTGATCTTAGAGAAAATGTTTTTGAAAAGTTAACTGTACGCCAAGATGGTGTGCTTGATCCAGCTGCTTGGAAAAACAATCTAACTGGAAACTACGTTAACTCTACCCTTAGAGATGTTGCCGAAATAGCACTAGGCCACTATTACGAAGCTGCTTTTAACACAAAGACTGGATATAAAGATGATAACTTGTGGACGGCAGTAATCCAAAGAACAAACGAATCTCTAAAAGATTACAGATTTTCCAGTGAAGGACTTACACCAGCTACACGAGACGTACAACCACTACCAGCTGGATTAAGACTTACATATACATCCGGATCTGCTATTAGCTATGATTTGCAAGATTCTGGTAAGTATGATTTAGACCTTGTACTAGATTCTAATTGGGATACTAACGGATTAGATAAAAATACCTTTAGTCAATATGGTATCTTTAGCGAAGCACCAAACGTAGAAAACCCAACAGCATTCGTTCTTGCAGCGTCTACTGTTAAGGGTGCAGATCTTTCCAGTATTCCTGGAGATCCGGGAACAAACCTGATGGCTATTGCTGAGGCTGTGTTGGGCGGTAAAAAAGACAATCGAACATTGCTTATTGCTCAAGCGGCTATCAAAGATACCCGTGGAGCTAAGACTGTACAGGAAGCTATTTCTCTAGCCAAAACAAACATGAAGAAATACATGGATGGTTTAGAGCGTGGTGATTTCGTTTTTGGTGTAGATACTGAAAAGAGCAACATAAATAAATCTCAACTGGTTTCACGTGTTGTCCTACAGCAGAAGGGTGGAAGTGTAGTTGCTACATTCCAACCAACTCCAATCCGTAAGTCTCTCGCTGGTACCGATGTTCACCGTAACGCGATGAAGCGTGTGACTAAGGAACAGTTCGGTCAGTGGGCTACAAGACAGATTAATGCTGGTACTGTAGACCATGCCAAGGTTGTGGATTACTTAACAGCGAATGGTATCACTAAACAATCCCTCAGTGAAACTACACAGTGGGCATCTATTGGTCCAGTCCCAATACCTGTCTCAATCCCAAATGAAGATTATACTTACGAGTATGTTAATCACTTGGGTACGCCTCAATGGTTTGTTACTAAAGATGGTGAACCACGAAAACCAGTAAAGGGCTTTATTGATACGGCTGATCTAAAGCCATCCTCCAGTGAACGTTATGTTTATACTGGTGCTGAAAAGGGATTATCTCGTCGTACTGGTGTAACTGGTATTGCTGGTAAGCCTCTGCTCATGTATGAGTGGAAGGGTATGGGTACAAAGTGGATGCTTGATAAGTCTAGGTATGATATGACTGTTGATTCAACAAGCAAACAAACCTTACAGCCAGAAGAACTTGAGTTTCAAACGAAATGGCGCAATGTTGTTCAAGCACCAACACCGTTTCAACAGACACTGGGTGAATTCTTAGCTCCAACGATGAGACCAAGAAGCACTAAAGAAGATCGTCCACAGACATCGGATGGTTTTAATTGGTCGAAGTTTGGAAATGAAGTGCAGAAGCTTGTTGAACCTGGCGGCGCACCACAAGTTGAACAAGGCCGTCAATTTATTGAAGATCAAAATAGACGTTTTGCATTGTTGGGTATTACAACCGAAACAACGGCAGAACCAGAATCACGACTTGGTGTACGTAGCGATGGTCTAATCGACCAGAAGACCGTACTTACTACAGTTGCTGGTAAACCTATTGTAATCTCCTACTCTAAACCGACCCTCAGTGATAACTGGGTCATGGATGTTATTGAACCAGAGGTCGAAGAAAGCGAAAGCACAAACGGCTTCATGGACTTCAAGCGAGTATCTTCCGTCATCAAGGGCGTTGGAGCTTCGTTCATCTATGCTAAACCAATCAGTAGTAAGAACTGGTCTCTTATTCAAGGACCAATGGTAACTGATATTGGTGGTGCTGTTATTAGATCACTAGAGCAAGGTTATGCAGAAGATCAGCTATTCAGTTTGACTCTACCAGCTACTAATCTAGTTGCAAAGGCAGCAGCTGCCGTCAGCGATCCAATCGAAAAGTTTACAATGATTACAGGTGAAATCCTTAGACAAGCACAACTTGCTCTTAAGATTCACCCAACAAATAAGTATCGAAGACAGGAATACGTTAGAGCGCATGAAGCGTATATGAGATCCATATCGCTTTCAGCTGAACGTAACCGCATTCGAAATCAACCGAAACAAGTTATTCGTGACTTTGAAAACTATGTTTCGAAGGAAGCGGATTACTTTGTGGAATACGTTTCCGACAAAGTAGATAATTTTGTAGAACAATGATAGGGTGGGGGTGTAACAGCCCCCACTCTTTATTACAAGGACTTAAATGAATAACGACTTAACTAAGCTTCTCGAAGAGGTTGGAAAGCCTCTTCCTTCGGAGCAGAGTGTTGTAAGTTTTGCAAATCCAACATCCATGTTTGGCGATCAGAAACCAAACATGAATGAGCAACAGATTTTTAATGAGAAGGTATCGCTTGGCTTGCTTAGTCCATCGTTCTTAAACGGACGTTGGACTGTGGGTGAATCAAAGCTAACGCGAGAAGAAGTTGGAGATGAAGCCCTTGCCTTTACTATTGGTGAAGGTTCTAAGGGTTGGGGTGAACGTAGCGTTCAAAAAGCATACCGTATGGTAGATCAGTTTGAGAACAAGGGCGATGCCATGTTCACAGAAGATCAACGGGAAACCAGCTATACAGAACAGTTTGTGGAAGGTATTAACTTCTTCAATATTCTTGGAGAGAACGAAACATTCCGTAAGGCTGATGAGGTTAAGAAGATTCTACAGACCGTAGATCCTGAGTGGACAACGGATAAGCAACTCTCAGCTCTAACGGATTGGCAAGACTCTAATCCGGAAGTAAATGAGTTTATTGCGGCAGCTGGTATTAACATCCAAGACTATGTTCTTGAGACCAAGAATGAGCGTGCCTTTATCTTTAATATTAATGAGGCTGTCCAACAGGCTCGTATTAACGTTGGTATGAATCTCTTTGAGCAAGATAACGGATTCTTCTCAAAGCTTGGCAACTCCTTAGTTGAGGGTATAAAAGACCCATTGATCCTCCGGGATATGGCACTCACAAGCGTAGCTACCCTTGGTCTAGGTACCGTAGCTGGCCTTGCTGGGGTCTCTGCCAGAGCCTTGTCTGGGTCGGTTGCTGCGGGTGTTAATTCCTCCCGCGCCCTTAGGGGTTTAAACCTCGTTAGACAGGCCGCTAACACCGCCGCGCTAGCGACAGGCCCAATGACTGGTCTCATCGAAGGACCAGCCTACGCGGCTATTAGGGCCGTTGTACCGTCAGCTGGTAGATCAGCTGTAAGTACCCTGTCAGCCCGTGGCTTGGCATTGGCCCTTGAGGGTGGCGTTGCTGGAGCAGTATCGTCCTTGGCAGACCAGAAGGCCGATAACGAATGGCGTTCCTTGGTCTTTGCAGATACCGAAAAGGCACTTAAGTATAACCTTGGCGAAACCGCTCTAGCTGCTCTAACTGGCTCCCTCGGTGCCGTTGGTGTTGCAAGTGCAGTACGCTTCGGTCTTGGGTCCATCGGTGACTATAAGTATTATAAGACCGGAGACTGGGACGGTTTCCGTAGACAGATTGCAAACTCAATGGATACGTGGGCAACCACCAAGGATGGCGATATCGTCTGGGGTAATACCCTTAGCGATGGTCGTGGTATCTTCTTTGGTGATACAGTTGATAAGTTTATGAAGAGCTATGACGGTAGAGACTTTACAAACGTCATGCTCAACGGCTCACGTCTCTTTGGTAAGTTCAATCCCCGTATTGCGGGTAAGATGAACCTTGACGTTAAGCGCGTCATGCCAGTTATCGAAGAGTTTGAGAAGGCAACAGGTGTGGCTGGTGAAGCTGCTATGCTTAGCGTAGATGGCGTAGATCCAGAAACCCGTGGTATCTTTAATCAACTTGTTAACGAGTCAAACCTTGCAGATGCAGACCTAACCATTGATGATGTTAAGGCTGTATTGGTTGATTACAATACCAAGCAACAACCACAACCACCTACGGCAACTGGTCGGTTACTTACCGAAGCGCCAGTAGCCACCCAGCAAGTTGAGATTGCAAGACAACTTAAGAGATTGGTTGCTGCCAAGAGTGTTGATAGACGCTTGGAACAAATCGGATTATCATCCGCTACGGTTCTAAACAACGCAGAAGCAACACTTGGTCGCAGTATCAATCTATCGTCAGATGCAGATTTCCAGAACTTTATTACTGCCGCACGATACGAAGCCGCATCGGTAGACGAAGCTCAGGTTGTGAATACCTTTAAGAGAATCGTCACAGGTGACTTTGGTGGCGGTCGTGTTATTCCAAAGGAAGTTGTTGATAGCATCTTTGTTGCAGCTTTTGGCGATAAGCCAATCGTTGTTACCGCAACTGGTTCAAATAAGAACTTTGCTGTTGTCGTTGATCCGAAGAATAAGGATGTCTTTGCCACCAAGCGAACCTTGGAGAAGGGCGATGATGGACAACTCAGTATTAAGCTTCGAGCCGATGATCCTAAGTCCCCATTCTTCTCGAAGGATGTTCTTACGGTCGATACGGATACCTTGCAAGCAAAGCTTGTTGAGGTAAACGAAAAGCTTAACAAGGCTTGGAATGACGTAAAGACGGCTAAAGTTAAGGAAACAATTGAAAAGATAAAGAAGACAAAGGTCAAGGAAGAACTTGTTAAGACCTTTGCTGAAGGTACCTCTGTAACCGTAGACAGCATTAAGAAGATCTTTGATCTTACTAAGGAAGAGGCTACGGTTGCTAAGCTCATCATGGACTCATTAGGTTATGATGGTGATTCTAATCTACTTAGAATCGCTTCCCTAGTGGCTGATGATAGAAACGCAGAGATCTTCTTTGAGGGTAACACTGCTCTTATTCGAGCAACCAAGTCTTCAGACGTTGGTACCGTTACCCATGAAATGTCTCACTACTTACAGGTAATGATTCTTGATGAACTTACTCCAGACGCTCGACATGCCATCGGTATTACAGACGAGATCTGGGAAAAGTTTAAGGACTGGGTTGGTTATACAGGAACTGAGTGGACCGAAAAGGCAGCAGAGAAGTTCGCTAATGGTATGTCACAATACGTTAGACGAGTTATGTCTGGTGACGGTCGCGCTCCTAAGACCCAAGTTCAACGTCTCTTCCACAGAATTGGCGACCACCTTGGAGATCTTGGTCAACGTTTCAAGAGCCAAGAGGCACTAGAAGCTGGTATGATAATGAGCAAGGAAGCCGAAGATGTATTCGAAGCTTTGTTCAATCGTTCCAACTCTAAGATCGGTGAGTTGTTTGACTCAGCCTATCAGGGCTTGTTCAAGCGATTGCCAAAGGAACAACGCCTTGCCATTGGTAAGGAAATCCTTGGAGAGATGGCCTTTAACGATTATCTCGCTAAGAAAGAAATTGAATTCGAAAAGGCTAAGCCAGTTGTAGATAAGCTTGCTGAAGCTGCGGCAACTAAGCCAGTTACCGTAACAAGTGTTGTGAATGAGATCTATGAAAAGGTCAACAACGCAACACGAAAGGTCATTAAGGAAGCTATTGCTTCTGGTATGAGCAAGGACTTTGTTCTCAACTTCCTTAAGGAATCAGAAGCAAAGATTGGTACGGTTACATCTATTGATGCCCGTCCAGCTAACAAGCTTACAAAGCCAACAAAGCTTACAGACGAAGAGCTTGCAAAGTTTGCTGCAATTGAATCCCCATTCATCAGCGTTGTAGACGATGTAAAGGTTAAGTTTATTGATGCTGCTTTCAAGACTGAAGAGAGTAAGCTATTCTTCAGTAAGGAAGAACTACAGGCTGAGATTAAGAGACGCGCTGCGTCAAAGGTCAGTAAGACTGAAACCGATATCGGTATTTCATCTGAGCTTAAGGCAGACCTTGAAGAACTTCTTGGTCCAGGAACCTTTGTCGATTCTGCTGGTATGAAGGTAGAACTAACCCCAACTGAAACTGTTGTTGCTACTAAGGTTGCAACCGTAGTTGAAACGGCTAAGGTAGACAAGGAACACGCTACGGCTGTCATTGCTGCTTTGGAAGAAGGTAGAACACTAGATGCTGTAGAAGCAGAACGTGCGCCTATC